CCGATACCCGCATTGCGGCTTGCAGTATTTCGTTGTTTGTGGTTTGTCGCTGCTGATACGAGTCCCGCAGACCTCGCAGCGTCGAACTTCTGTAATGAAGGGGAACTGGACGCCTTTCGGCGTCTGGATCATTGGCTGCTCTACCGCGGATACTTCTGCACGAACTTCCGAGCCATTCGTAGATTCTGCTCCATCTCTCGGATCACGTCTTTCACCAACCAGTCAGGCGTGATGAGCGTGCGGGCTGTTGACTTCGGTCGGAGCTTCGCTCGCTTCCGCGCTTCCCGCCGATGGATGGTTCTCGCGAGCGTCATAGGGGGAGGGCGGCTAGTTCCTCGCGGAACGGGGCGCTAGCCTCACGCCTTTATTAGCCACCATGCAGGTTCTCGCTAGGGTTGGAGCGATCGGTCCTTCTCTTCAATTCTCGCCAGTGCGTGCAGCCGATTCGACATCTGTCCGATTTCATCACGTCGCGCGTTTGATTTCTTGAGCTGTTTGTAAATCGCGAAAAGATGGTCCGCGGCTAAGCGGAGCTGCGATGCTGTATCCATCACAACGTCCTCACGAGAGCGACACCACGAGATACGCCAGCGCCACGAACAGCCCGATCACGCCGATCACGCACGAGGCATCCCACCAGTCATGCCGCGTCATGGTTTTCGCTTGAGTCGTTTGACGTGTTCTACGTCTTCCACATACCACCACGTAAAGCCTTGCATCTGTGGGCGCACTCCCACCATGTGTCGGTGTATATCGTAAGTCTCAACGGTCGCGCGATATCGCTTATCGCATTTCAGCGGTTACTCGATCGCCGACTGCAACAACACGCTTACGCATCTGCTGAAATCGTGAACACGTAGCACCACACGCAATGATGCGGCGCCAGCCAACCTACGCCAGTCTGACCGAAGTAGCACAAGCCTGCGATACGACCGCCCCACCGTTCGAGCGCGACGACTGGCGTGTCAAAGTTGAAGCTAGCTTGCGCCACGCGGCTCGCTTGCTGCGTTAGTCGAAACCGCCGCCGCGCGTTCCTTTATCACGTCTGGATGTGTCGCGCACGGTTTGGTGTGCTGAATAAGCCCGCCTACGGCGCGATACCACTCGTCTTTGCGAATCACCTTACGGCAGTTCTCGCAGTGAATATCATGGGAGCCGGAATGCCGTCGATAGCCCTGCGAGTGAGCGACACACTGCCCATTCGGGCCGGCGAGTCCGACGCATCCTGGCTCACTACACGGCGGCATTGACGTGCCGCGTTCGCTTGTGTGTTCGTTCATAATTTACACCCTTCGCTCATGGCTTGAACTTCTCGAAAAAGGCGCGCGTGGCTTTCACGTCCTCGAGATACAGCTTCCACAATTCCGCGCGCACTTCCGGCGGTTGCGATTCCACGACAGTCTGAATCAACTTCGTGATCGCTTCCAACACCTTCAAAAAGGCGGTGAGTGGGTCCATTAGGCGAATTCTCCAACAACCAACAGCGATTTCACGCCGTCTGGCAACGTCACAGGTCCAGATCCCTCATTCAATAACCCAGCCGCTGTGATGACTTGACGCTTCCCGATCGGACGCGGCGGGCGCGTGTATTGGCCCCACGCTGTAAGGCCGGCGTAGACGAAGCGCTTGTTATCCGGCGCGATAATCCATGACGGATTCGGCGTCTGCATGGCCCATACTCCGACATCCTTCGGCATGAACGTGTGCAGCAGCTCGGGGCACTCACTGAAGCCCCAGGCCGTGGAGTCGATCGGGCAATACTGGCGCACCGCGGGACCGTTGAGCCAGCACTGCGCTTGTCCGGTGAATGCTGCGACCATCGTATCGGCGAATTGATAGTCGGGATCGTTGTTGCCGACGAACATATCGCCGCCGATGCTCGCGTGTGGCTCGCGTCTCGTGTTCTCTACGTAGGGATCGTTCGGTCCAGGGTCTTCGCCACGCCAAATCCCTTTATTCGACCGCCCGTTGAACTTGTAGGTATTCCACACGGTGTGCACATGCCGCACATGCTCAGGCGTCGGGCTCCGGTTCGCGTGCGTATCCATCGCGTCCATGCCGTCAGCAGACGCGAGCACCATATCGTTGTCGCCCCACGAACCGCCAGTGATAACACAGCCAACCTTCGCTTTGAAATCCTGCATCGTGCGCTTGGCTAATTCCCAGGCTTTCGGCGGATCGCCGCGATATTGCGAGGTTTGGTCGGGTTCGTTACGATGTTCGCCGATCGCGACGGTCTCTTGATGCCCCGATGCGACGATGATGTCGCCGACCATCATGTGGAAGTCGTATTCGACCGCATCGTTTTTCGACATGGAGCCCATCGTCGTGCAGACTTTTAGCCCATGATCACCGCAGAGGTCCAATGTCTCGGCTAAGTAGTCGCGGCACATCGTGGTATCTATTTCTCGGTTGCCTTTTCCCCAATACGTGTCACTGAAATAGGGATGCCGGCCGACGACATCGAAATCGGCCCCGATCCGAGTGAAAATTCTGACGCCTGACCCGGCGCGAGCAATCGCGCGCACGGTTCGCACGGCTTCCGGCTTGTCTGTTGCCACGAGCGTGATGAGTTGGAAGGCCGAATGGAAGAATATCAGGCACGGTCCATCCGCATCACACCAGACGCCTCGCGGATTCAAGTAAATTCGCCCTCTGAGCGGATACCGCGCCGTGTTACCGCGGCCCGATCCGCCCGTCGAGACGAGATACGCGCCAGCGCTCACAGCTTCAACGGCTCCACCGTCATCGCGCTAAATCCCGGCGCGTTCGGAACGGTGTTTTTGAAGCCGAACATCAGAATTTCACCGAGCGGCGCATACGCGACTGTGCCGTCTCCTGGCTCGCACAGCTCGTAGCCGCCGTGCGTGTTGGCGGGGCGTTCCTCCCAATGATAGGGACCGTAGGGCGGCGTATTGTGTGCCGGATTCAGGCTTCGCACGGTGCCATTCGGATTCTCGAGCACCGTTCCTGCTGACGACGTGACGATTTTGACGTGAATCCACAGTCCATCCGCTTCCATTAGCTACTCATTTCTCGAAAGAGGCGGAACGCATCCGCCTGCGGTTTCACGGTGCCATCTTCCTTCGTAATTCCGAAACGGTGCATGAACTGATCGATGGGTTCGTTCGTCCCTGACACGATCGGGCCATCGTTCCACTGATACACGATCACGAGTTCTGGACCGTTCGCTTCGTAGAACTGGAAATCAGCCACGAGGTTATCGCGCGCTTGGTCATCAGTGAGACGCACCTTAAACCAGCCGATTTCTTCCGTGGCGGTATGGTAGCCGAATTCCGTGACCGCGAGATGCCGATCGCCGATGATTTGGCGCACGGTTTCTAGTTCAGCCTCGCGCGACGCGAATGGCGTCCACGCGACAGCGCGGCGACTCTTCCCGAATAGATCGGTTTGCGTGCCCGGTTGATATCGATGGATGGCGATGGCGATTCCAGGCGATAATCTCGGTTCGGCGCGTCGTAAATAGTCGATGCCTTCGACATTCAGATTCGCGATGGCGCCGGCATACACGCGGCCTTGAAAGCCTCTCGAGCGCGCATCACTGAACACTTGATTGACGCCGGCCACGTAAGTATCAACCGAAATCGCGTTGATGTTCGGCTCGTTAAAGACTTCTAATCCCCATTGGAGCGGCGTCGGCAGTGCGGCGTCCATCAGCGCCGCGGCTTTTGATACGTCGCGGATCATAAACAGCGGCTGGATTGTGGATTCGAGAAACCGCGCGACTAACGACGGGTAATTCGTCGCGTCGGTCACATCACATCGCACGGCGTCGATTCGCAGCTCTTCACACACTGCGAGCGTGGGGATCGCGTCACCGATGCCGCCTTGAATGCCGATCTTCATCTCTAGGGCTCCTCGGGTGTGGTCGGTTGGAATTGTTTTGCGAGCCTAATTCGCAAGCGTTTAGGCGGATAGACGCGATGCACGGTCTCTTCTTCGCGGCCCCAGTAGCCCTGAATCGGCACCTTCAAATACGGCCCTGATCCGAAGATCGTCGCTGTCATCCTCGCGTTGAGCTGCGTGGACCAACTTCCGCGATTCACCTCTTCAACCCACGCATCAAGCACGTCAGCCTCATGTTCGAGTGCGCTAATAGCTCGTTCGAGCGCCCCGTGATTGTCGTCATTTCTTCTCCTGTGGCGTGTCGGCCCCGTGGGGAGCGACGGGAAGGGCTTCTATCGCGTGTTCCTGCGCGAAGTCTACCCACGCCCCGCAATGCGGACAATTACCAGATTCGTAGTGTTGCGTCTCCTGCGGCGTGGCCGGTGGAGGACTGGCCATGAACGCACACTGCGCTCTGACCATCTCCAACAACTTGACGCCTATCGGATGAACACGAAGATCGGTGCCCCTCGGCAACAGAAACGCCAACTCGATCAACACCTGAGCCACTGCGGCTTCGTAACGCTCTTGAGCCTCGGCCGGTGGAGGGCTGGGGCGGGCTCCCCGCTCGATAGGTGCCGTCATACCGTGCGCCTCAATCATGCTGCGCCACTGCCGCCACTCGTTCAGTTCGTCACGCTCTGAAGGGATCAACGGCTCACTCCCACGCAAGGCTTCTTCGGCGGATTTGTCGGCACGTTGGCGTTGAAACTCTAAATCCTGCGCTGGCCTCTCCACGGCTCCCCGTGCTATTTCTTCAGCAGTGGTAAGACTTCCATGCGGATCTGTTCGGTGGTCTTGTGCTCCACGCTGCCGCCGTTCTGCTCCACCCACTTGTTGATCCTGTCCACCGCCTCCTGTGACTTGTTCGTCAGATTCATCGCGTATTGCATCTTGTGCGGAAATGGCACTTTCATCTCTAATCTCCTTCTCTGGCGTCCGCTCCACGCCTCCCCGCGCCAAGGTCGCACGTCGAAGCGTATCGGCGAAACTGGAGGAGTGCTGTGCCCCGATAGCATTCTTGAGATTTAGATAGTGCTGTTTCCAAAACGCCGTTTCAGTTTCTGGCGGCGTCTCCACGCCTCCGGGGCGCGCCGCTCGATACATTTCGTGAGCAGCACAGCGGCAGGATGACTCAGCATCGCAGTTGAACTTACACAACCGCTCGACAAGTCGCGCTAGATCCGGCCGATGAAGCCGTTCTGTGTCGGGTCCATGTGGTGATGAATCTCGTGCAGTTGATGACTGTTGATCACGCCCCACTCGTAAGCCCGATTCATCAGCCGCGACAGCACGTCCCGGTTCAGGCGACGACGAAACGCCCGGAGCAACCATCGCGTTAGTAGTGGCGTCTTCTGGGCCATCTCCTGCGCATCCAACGGATCGAATCCCTGCATGGTCATGTGCATGTGCTCTCCCTCGCTCAACTGCGGCTTTGATTAATGCTTCCACGTCCTGCGCGCACGACTCCTTGCCGAGCGCCCATCCTTTCGAGCCTGATTCACCTCGCCAGCGGTTCGGCATCTGCTGAAGTTCGCCAAATAGCCAGAATTTCGTCCCGAGATCTTCTGGCGTCTCGGGTTGGGGCACGCCTCCGGCGCGCACGAGGGCACAATTACCAATTACCGCAGATAGCTGAGCCACGCAGCAAGTTAACACGTTGCCCTCTTGTCTGGCATTCCGTGCTCGCGCCGTATCGGCAGCGGATGTCCAATCCGAAATAAGTACTTGCAGGCGCTCCAGAGTGTCGGCCGTCATCGACCAACCCCTAACATCTGTTTCAGCCAATGCCGCCACTGTGGTTGAAGGCACATCACGCAAATCGAAGCCTCGCCGTTCTTCCGTTCATAGGCGTTGCCGTGCGTGCTCGGCTGATATGCTGAGCACGTTTTCTCGACTGCACGCTCGGCCTTCTCGCGGGTAATTTCGTTCATGCCTGCGTGGTCGAGTTGGCGGGTGTCTGCCGTCATGGGGCTAGCCTTTCCCTAAATTCTGTCGGTGAACTCGCGCACGATCGCGGCCTTCGCCTCTGCGACCGAAACCTCGCCGATTGCACTGCTGATCTGTTTCGCGATGGCTGGTGACTTCCAGCGCGGCGGCTTCCACGCGCATCTCAAACTCACGACGCGCACGCTGGAACTCAGCCGCTAGTTTAAGGAGTTGTTCACGCTCCGTCAGCGGTTTCTTGGCGAACGCCGGATCTTGGTAGCCGTAGCAGACGTGCAACTGGACGCCCTCATGCCCCACGCGATGAATGCACCGTTGGCCGTAGTCGTTGCGGTATTCGCACTGCGGTTCGTCCATACACGGTCCTCCGAAATGCCAGCCGTGGCCGCATGGTTCAGGCATCGTGTCCCCTCTCGTGCTCCGACCAGCAGTTGACACAGAACTCAGGGCCGCCGCATTCGTGGCACGTCATGAACGCTGGATCGCCGTCGAAGTGCGGATCGCGGCAACCGTCGCACGACAGCACGAGGTTCGTGCCGATACCCCACGACGTTCGCGTGACATGCCTGACCGCGTCGACTTCGGTGTAGCAGCCCTTGTTCGGTTCGTAGGTCGGCTTGCCGAAGTTCGCGCACGCGATGCGATGGGCTTCACGTTCTGCTGGCGAGGAGCACTCACCGTCAGGAATAAAATCGTTCGGATCGCTGACGCAGGGAAACCCATAGACAGGTTGCTTGCTCATTCGCTGGCTCCGACCTCAAACTGCGTCTTCCCAAGTTCGGGGATGTCCTGACAGAGCTTCGTCCACGTCGCCATCGGAATGATTACAACAGGCCGGATCGTGCGCCCGAAGTTGCCAAGCACTGGGAAGCCTGTCTTCGTGAACGGACAATGCAGCGCCCAAATACGAGGCTTCCGAGCTTCGGCTTCATCCTGTTGTTCCTGCATCCGTTCACTCATGGAGCGTGTCCCCGGCTAGGAGTCGATCCAATTCTTCAACCAGCCAAGCACGAGCGCGCGGAGACTGACGCCTTCTCGCTTCGCTTTCGCCTTGACCGCTTCGTAGAGCGTCGGTGGAATCCGATCGATCACGAGCTGCACGCGCCGATCCGACCGTGGGGTGAACTCGCGGGAATAGCCTCGTTTCTTTGCCATCCCGCGATTATCAGCCCTCTGAGCGTCCGCGAACTGAGTCGCCCAAATCGTCACCGGAACATCACCTTCGATTCTAAGACGACCAGAAAAGTGACTTCGCAGGAGACACATTTCATAATGCCATTACGAATGCCCGCGTGTTCTCGCCTAAAATCTTCCGGCGTCCATTGCTCGCTACCATCGCCGCCGTTCGGCTGAGGTTCCCCACAAGTAGGACACAGGACCGAGACCGCATCAGCCACGAGAGTCGCGCGTCGCTTGGCTGCCATATCCATCACCTCTGTCGTGAAGTATAGGCAATACTAGTATTCATGTCAAGTCTACTAGTAAAGTTTCACCGGCGTGTCCCCTGCACGATCACCGCGCGCGTCAGTAAGGATTTCTCGCATACGTCAACTCACCATCACAGCCACGTTCCCGATCCGTCGCTATGATGATTAATTCTACGGCGTCGTAGTCCCGATGGTGCCCGCGACACACCATGAACGATCCGGCCGTCGTGTGCCGGCGCTCAGGCTCTTGCCCGCGCGTCTTCGCCCGCTTGAACTCCCCGAAGTGTGCCCATTCGCTCGGCCCGATACAGTCGGTGTAGTCGTCGGCATCTTTCCCGATGCGGCAGTAGCCGTCACGCTCCACACATGACGCGCGGATTGATTTGGTTCGAGCCGACTCCTTGCGCGATTTGCGGCCCTTCGTCCGCTTTCGACGTTCTGGCTTGGCATGCGCGAGGCGGGTATCGGTCATGTCCATTGGGCTACTTCGCTTGAACAATGATCAAACCGCTGCGCCCGCCTAAATCCACGTTCTGCACTGTGGACATGTCAGGAAAGACGACGGTCTTATTACCGCGATGATCGTCTGGCTCTTTCCTGAGCGGGTTAAACCACGCACGGCCAAATCCGCTCGCCCAAACCTGACCTTTATCGAAAGCATAGGCGTAATCCGTCGTCGCGCTTGTTGTCCAAGGCCACGGCCAACCCATATCCGGCGTAGTGGCATCGTCCCGACTCGCTAGTTCATTAGCCACAGCCTTACGGAATGCGCGCGGCGTTTTCGCTGTCAGGATTGGCGACTTCTTCACATCACCAGCAGCAGTTCCGTGTCGATGACCCGCAATGCCGGTTGGATAGCCGTCCCACGCGACACTCCCAAGCCATTCGGCTTTTTCGCCACGACCGATATAGAAATCAGCGCGCGTGCCCATGCTATTTTCCCTCCGCATACTGCTGAATCCAGCGCAGGAACAAATCCTGAACGCTGATGCCTTCTTGTAACGCTCGCACGCGGAGCTTCTGCCAGATTTCAGCGGGGACGCTCCGAATCGAATAGGTCTTGATTTTCGGTTTCGCTCTGCTTGCCACAGTGGACATGTTAAACATGTTTGGTTTATCTTGTCAAGCCGATGGGTATTAAAGATGGTCGGCTGTGCGCCGCGCCTGGTTGCCATGAGTTGCGGACTCGGATTCGATGGGCCGATGCGACACGACATCGTCGCGGATACAAAACGTCATGGTTCTGCGCTGCACACTACGCCAAACAGCAAAAACTGAAACTAATAGAACATCGCGAGCGCCTAGAGAGGAGTATTGCTCGCTCAGTAAAAAACAGAAATGTGAACCCAGCAGGATACGTGCTTATCCGCCACGGCAATCGCTGGATTCTTGAACATCGTTTAGTGATGGAGGAAATTCTAAATCGGCCGTTGACTCGACGCGAAAACGTTCACCACATCAACGGACTCCGCGACGACAATCGTGCAGAGAATCTAGAACTATGGGTCGGCACATCACACCCGAACGGAGTCAGGTCGAAGGATTTGAAATGCCCGCACTGCGGCAAATTTTACACAGAAACAGCATAACATTGCGCGAAGTCAAGACAGAAATTAGGCGAAAGTGTCGATTTCTTGCACTAATTCTAGTGCATAGAAATACCCTCTAAAACCGCTCAGGATCGAATATGAGCGCATCACGGAAAAATCGACCGACTCATCGGCGAGCGCGAGAAGTCCGCTCATATTCAAAATGACCTATAAAGTGGAATCAACAACTTACGGACGGTAGCTTATAGTCGGGATGGAACTGTGCTGCTGTTATAGAACAGTAGTAGTGTTGCGTTTTCGTGACGGCAGGCGTATCTTCTCTGCCCAGATGTTACGGTTCGAGTTTTTCGGGAAGGTTGCGACCGGCACGAGGTTGATGGCCTCGGCCGGTCATTGGATGTTACGGTTGCCGGGAAGGTTTGCCGGACAGGGGCCATTTTACCTGTCGCTAAATCCCCTGTCAAATCGCTGACAATCCCACTGCTGGTATCGGTCCAGCCTACCCACCACAACCTATAGCATCTCGCCAGACCGTGCGGGCGTGTTGATCACGGCGGTTTCGAGCTTTCGCGCCTGAAAAGCTCACAACAAATCCGGGGAAGTGCGCTGTCTGACATCTTCGCGCCCCGGTCCCGATTCCGTCGCGTAGGAAATCCGGGCCTTGTTTTTTCTCCGTCCCTGAGGAAAAGGGAATCGGGAAAAAAGATGTCAGGAATTTGTTCTAAAAGACAGAAATACCGATCTGGATCAAATGAGAAAGCGGACGGTCTACAAGGGGCAGATGCCGTGGGCCGACTTCATTCAGCAAGAGGAAACGCCCGACTTGTTCGATACCGTTACGCCCGTTACGTGTGACGCTACAACCGTTACGGCGAAGATGTTGAATCTCGCGGCTGATGTGTTGTTGGCCCATCCACGAGAGCCAGAAGGCGAGCAGATCGAGCATCTTAAAACGGCCTGCGCGAGAAAAGGCATCTTGTATGATGGGACCACGACGACTGAAGCTTTACGCCGAGCGCGCGGACGGAGGGCCGCAAAGTGAGACAATGGACCCGCGCGAAAGTGCAGGAGTTGTGCGGCCGGTGTGGAAAGCCGATTTACCCTGAACAGCCGATGCAGACCATCACGATTGAGGGCGTCAGGCGGAAGCGGCCGATGATGCGCTGCGTAGAGTGCGTAGGGCCGGCGCCGCCAGATTTACCGCAACACGTCCGACAGATGGCGATCCCTGAACGTATGGCGGCTATTCAGCAAGCCGCCGAGTCGATGCCGCGCACGCGAAAGGCCGCGACGTCGTGGGCGAACGGCGTATCAAGTGCCAAATTACCAAACGCGGATTGGACGGCACGTATTCTCGGAGAACGCGAATGAGGCGCACGCCGCCGAAACCGAAACCGCGCGTCAAACCCAATCACTTCCAACGCGCCGTGATCCTTGAAGCGGCGGAAGGCTACGCTCGCAAGCAGGCACCAAAACCCTCCTCGTGGTGGACGCAGCACGCACAACCCGAATCCGCTCGCGCTGAATTTGTGGCGGAAGTTACTCGCCGCGCGATGGCGCGTGAACAAAAACACGCGTCGAGCGCCGGCATCGCGTTGCATCGCATGGGGCCGGCATGACGTTCTGGTTGGTGTTCGTGTTGATGCTGTTGCTCGCGATTATGGTCGGCTACGTTGTGGTGGTCATTCTCTGTGTGGGGCGTGAATGAGCGCGATGGAATTTCGAGGCACCGTCGCCAAGTTTATCGACGATCACACGAGGGAAATCAGCTTAGAAGGCGGGTTTCGAAGCGGGAAGACGACGGCCGCTCTGTGGAAAGTTCGCAAGTCCTGTAAGGACCATCCAGGCATCCAGTGGTTCGTCTGCCGCTACGCCGATGTAGACATCGACACAAAACTCCGACCGGCGTTTGAAGGTGCGTGCTTTAAGTTCGATCCCAACGATCTACCGGCGTGGAACGCGAAAGAAAAAGCGTTCGAATTCAAAAACGGCTCGCGCGTAATCATGTATGGCCTGCAATCCGTCGCGGCGTTGTCGCGCTACTCAAAACTGCGCGGACTCGGCGGCGAAAAAGGCGTGGCCGGGATTATGGTCGATGAAGCGCAGGAGATGCCGCCGGACATCGCGCTAGAACTCCGCGGTCGACCGTCACAAAAAGGATTTCCGATCCAAATCATTTTCGTCTCGAATCCGCTCAATCACGATGATTGGCTCGCGCGCCAGTTCCCGGCGAAAAACAATCTGCCGAATCGCCGCTACTACTCGGTCTCGATTTACGACAATCAACACAACCTCGCCGACGACATGGTTGCGGGGCTCGAGGCGGCGTATCCGCCCGATCACGCCAAACACAAAACCGTCATCCTTGGGCAACGCGGCGTCAATGTCGAAGGTCGCACCGTCTACGAAAAAATCTTCAAACGAGCCGTTCACGATCGCGCGCTGATGTTGCGTCCGGGCGTGAAGCTCTACGAAGCGTTCGATGTGTGGAAACACAACCATGCATGGATCGTTGCGGAGCAACCGTATTCGGGCGGCTTGTTATTCCACGGCGGGATTCTCGGGCAGCGCGTGCCGCTGAAATCATTTTTTGATACCGTGCAGCAATACCGTTCGCGGTGGTTCGATGGGTACGTTATCGCGACATGCTCCACAGCGACGGCGAAGTCGGACGAGAAAACACGCCCGCGTTACAACGCGATCGCGCTGCTCAAAGAAGCCGGATTCAGGCCGCGGCATCGCCCGAACGGCAACGAAGCGGATATCGTGCTCGCGATGATCGAACGACTCTCGACCTACATGCGCGAGCGCGGCTCAGATGGCGATGAGAAACTCGGCGTCCACAACGATCCGACGCGCTGGTTGCGCCTCTCGATCGACGGGATCGAACCGTGCGCGTTTATGACGGAAGGCTTTGAAGCGGGTTACGTGTGGGATGACCATTTCGTGTCGGTCGGTTCCCAGGAAGTGAAACAACCGAAAGCCGATGACTGGTTCGAACACGGGATGCGCTGTGCGGAAACCATCGAACTGAACTTCGGCGCCGCGCGGCCGTCGCAGGAACTGCAGGATGAGCGCGCGAGAAAGGCCCGTATTCGGACCGGCCCGCCGATGTCCGCATACACCGGACCTGATTCGTGGATGGCCTGAGTTGTGCTAGAGTTAGCGGCGCTGGCTAGGCTACAGGGTTTTAGGGTAACAATCCAGTTGGCTAACCCGTGTTGCCATCTGTGTCGAACAGCGACGGTAGTCGTTGGTCCGTGGGTGCTCGACCCTCTTTACGTTTTTGCAGATAGATGATGTCGCCGATGAGGACCATTTTTGGATCGGGAAACCCAGACGCGCCGTATGACCCGTCCGGCCTCAGCAGGCGATGTGCAACGGCGACGCGACGCTTCGTAGCTGGATCGATGATTTCAACTAGCCCGGTGATCGTTCCGTCTGGTTCTTGCTCGCGGCCCTTGTCCTGCGGTGGGTTTTGGTACAATGATTGGCGACCGAAATTTCTCACGGTCAGCTCGCCGTTGAGAACGCGAGCGAGATACGCAGGGTTGAACAGCTTCCGAAGTTCCTCATCGGAGGCACGCACAACGGGGAGGTCGTCGGCCAATGCTGTCTACTCAATTGCTACGCGAACAGCTCGACCGCTACGCCGCCGGTTCCCTGTCGGCCGATGCGCTAGAGGAATGGCTTGCCGCCGAGAGTTGGGACATGCGGCGATGGCTGCCTATTGGCGCGCAGCGTCTCGTAGAGTCGATGCAGGCGATGTTCATCCAGCACTCAGATGGGCATATCGATGCGGGCCAACTCAACGACTACCTTCTGAGCCGCAGAGCGCAGCTTCGGCGCTCTGCCGAAGCCACCAAAGCGTTCAGCGATGCAGTAGAGGGTTGACGCGGCCTTGGTTCTTTCGCCGTTCTTGAGCCATCGAGAAAAAGCAACGGCGGTTCTCTAGCATCTATGCCATTCGATGCCGCCGACATCGCCACACGGTTGTTGAATCGGGAACTCACGCCCGAGCGTTTCCTGAAACTGCGCCGACATCTGGCGCGTGATCCGTGGGCCAGCCAGCAAGTGATCGCCTCCGCGAAGATGACGCAACTGCTCGACGCGATCGAACATCATCCGAACGGGGGCGCCGACGCGCGAGCGTTCGTGCATAACGCGATCGTGAATCAACCCGTGCGAGAACTCCCGCCACTCCCTGGCGACATCGCGGAAAAGGTCGCAGCGTTTCAGAAGAAACAAGCCGAACGGAAGGTAGGGGAGCGATGAAGCGCCGAGCCTTTTTCGCGCGACTTGCCGGAGCCGTGGCGGCAACCGCTGTCGCGCCGGCTGTGGCCGAAGCCGTGAAGCCCATTGCGAATTCGCAACAGGCCGTGGATACGCTCACTGGCTCGCCATTTATCGGCTACGTCGCGTCAGATGGGCCGAGTTTTATGGTATGGCTCTTTCGTGCCAGCGACGACAGGCACGCAGACCATCACAGGCTGTCCATTCTCGCCATCCAGCATCATGTTCTATCCCAGTATTGATCCCGAGATGCAACTAGCTTCGATCGATGCGGATGGTTTTACAGTGAACTGGAAGCGCGGCTGATGCCCAGCGTCTCGAAGAGTCAGCAGCGCTTATTTGCAGCAGCCGCGCATGGCGCACGATTCCCCGCTGCGAAGAAACTTCGCGCGTCTATGTCCCTGAAACAGCTCGCGGATTTTGCGCGCACGTCCACAAAGAATCTCCCGCGATACGTCGCGAAGTCCTGAATGGCCGTCAACCAAAAACTCGCGCGCGACCGTTGGAAGCAAGGCGAAGAAGCATCCAAGGCGCAACGCGAGCGTGTGAAGGCGGACCTCGGGTTTTACCAAGGCGATACGCAGTGGTCGAGTGATATCAAATCACTCCGCGAGGGCCAACAAGCGCAGAACGGCATGCCGGCGGTGCCGGCGCGTCCGTGCCTCACCATCAACAAAGTTCGAGACCCGATCCGCAAGATTCAGAACGACGAACTCCAGGCGGATCTCGGCATGTCGATCACGGCGGCTGATGACTTCGGCGGCGATATCGACAACAACGAAATCGAACTGCGCGAAGGACTCGCGCGCCGCATTCAGCGCAACTCGAATGCGAAAGACGCGCGCATGTGGGCCGCGAATCGCGCCGCGATCGCCGGTGAGGGCTACTACGGCATCCTGACGCAATACGTGAAAGGCTCGCACGATCAGGAAATCATCTACCGGAGGTTCTACAACCAATTCTCCGTGATGCTCGATCCGACGCACGAGCAACCGGATGGCTCAGACGCCAAATGGGCATTCGTCGGGTTAGACATGCCGTGGGAGGACTACAAGGCCGAGTATCCGAGACTCGCAAACAATGAGAGCAATCCCGCAGCACGCGATAGCGTGACCGATCAGGAGTGGCGCGCGTTCGGCGACGAAGCGCCGAAGTGGTTTACGACCACAGGCGACATGCGCATGGTGCGCGTATCCGAGTATTGGGAATTCAAGCGCGAGACGCGATGGGTTGCGCTGCTCGCAGACGGAACCTCGCACGTCTCCGACGAAAAAGTTGTTCCTGATGGCTTAGTCGTTGTGGATGTGCGTGAGGAAGTCGCGAAGTCTGTCAAGTTCTCCGTGATCGATGGCGTGCATACGCTCTCCGAAACCGACTGGCCGGGGCAATTCATTCCCATCATCAAAGTCGTCGGCGAAGAGATGCACACGTTCGACGATGAACGGCGCTACGAAGGACTCGTGCGGCCGGCGCGCGATCCACAAAAAGCCTACAACGCGATGGTGAGTTCCGCGGTCGAAGCGATCGCGCTCGCACCGAAGGCGCCGTGGCTCGCATCGATTCGGTCGATCGAGAACTTTCAGGACCAGTGGCGAGATCAGGCCGTGCGCAACTGGCCCGTGATGTTCTACAACGACGTGGACCCGGACACGCAGCAGCCGATCGTGCCGCCGCAGCGGCAATCGGTTGAGCCGCCGATTCAGGCAATGGCGTTGATGATTGGCGCGTTCGATCAGAGCATTATGGCGACAATCGGGCAAGCCAATCTCGCGGATACCCATCCCGACGTGCGCTCCGGCGCAATGGCGAGCACGCTGCTGGATGAAGCCGCGCGCGGCACGTCCAACTACCTCTCGAACTTGATCCGCTCCGTGCATTACGAAGGCGCGATCGTCAACGACTTGCTGTATCCGATTTACGGGACACGTCCAGGCCGGATCGTGTCGATGATGACCGGCTCACAAAAGGCCGAGCGCGTGATGATCGGGCGCCCGTTCGTGACGCCGAACAGCAACGGGACGCCGCAACCGCACGATCCGAATAATCCCGCGCACGCGGAGCAGACGCCAAAGACTTACACGCTCACGAAGGATGGATCGTTTAACGTCGCGATCGAAGCGACCAAGTTCTACGAAACGAAACAAGCGGAACGTCTCTCGCTCATGGCGGGCTTGATCGAGAAATCGCCGGAACAGCTCGTGATTATCGGAGACCTGCTCATGGAAGCCGCGGGCTATCCAGAAATGGCCAAGCGCTATAAGGCAATGCTCGCGCCGCCCGTGATCGAAATGCTGCAGCAGGGACAACCGACCGATCCGCGGCTCAAACAAGCGATGCAGATGGGCCAGCAACTCGCGCAAGAGATGGTCCAACTCAAGGCCGACAAGCACGCGCGCATCGAACAATCACAAATCAAAGCGCTGGCCGACGCCACGACCAGCGACCGCGACAACGAGACGAAGATCCAGATCGCGCGAATTCAGCAAGAAACCGCCGTCATGTCAGCAGACGTGAAAGCTGGCATACAGACGATGCAGACGTTCGTGGAGCAGATGCGAACGATGGTCGATTGGATGAACGAGAAGCGCTTAGCGGAGGAGCAGCGCGACCACGAACGTCAGACACTGCATCAAACACACGCGCATGAACTCGGCATGGCGCACGTCGAACACGAACACGCGAAAGACGAACTCGCGCACGAAGCCGCGGTGATGCCGTCGCCGAACGGCAGTGGAGAGTGATTTGTGGACACACCCGTAGTCGAATCTACGCCGACTGAAACACCCGCGCCGCCCGTTGAAGATACCTCCTCCATTGCGGACCATGAAGCGCAATTCGGACCCGCTGCGAAGCGTCAAGCGAAAGATCCTGCCGAGACGCCGCGTGAGCCATCAGTTGCTAAATCCACAACACCGCGCGCGGATGAAGAATTGGCGCGTCAAGCGCGCGAAGACGGAGAGCGGGACGAGAAAGGCCAATTCAAGCCGCGTGCCGAAAAGCAAAAAGCCTCACGCGAGGACGTGCCACGCATTCAGGAACTGACGCGCAAGTTACGCGATGCCGAGCGCGAACGCGATGAATGGCGCCAGCGGTCTACGGCGCCTGCGCGCGAGACGGCGCCGTTGACCGTAGCCGCGCAGCCGTTCATGAAGCCCGAACCGAAAAAAGAAGATTTCGCGATGTCCGACGATCCGATCGCGGATTGGATGGACGCGCGTCAGGATTGGCGGCTCGAAAAGAAATTCCACGAAGCGCAGCAGTCCATCGCGACGAAGCAACAGGCCGAATCGCAGCGTGCCGCGCTGGAACATGGCAACGCGCTGAAAGCGCAAGTTGAGGCCAACATCGCCGAGTTCAAGAAGTCCCATCCTGACTACGACGAGGTGTTAGAGGCTGTGGAAGACTTGAAATACCCGGACAATTTAGGGCATGTGATCGTCACTAGTGACAATCCAGCCAAAATAGCGTATTATCTCGGCACTCACGTTGACGACTACGTTGCAGCGATTGGCTTCGCAGCTTCGTTAGACATGAGTGAATCATCCGTAGCATTGCTACGCCGTTACCTCAATCGCTATTCGCGGGCCACCGACGCGCCTCCTAATGGGGCAACCGGAGCGCCGAAACCCGCGCCGTCAGTAATCGTGGCACCCAAGCCGCCGACTCCGGTGCGGACAGGGCCGTTAAAGACAGGCGACGAACCGCCCGGCGATAACGACATGTCCCTTGCGAATCACGAAAAGTTCTACGGTCGCAAGCGCCGGTAGCTAGTTCGGTCGCCGTCTCGCAACGGAGACGGCTTTGGCAACGAATACCATCATCACGCCCACGTGGGTCACGAAAGACGTGGCGATGAACTTCAAGAATCACTTGAAGCTCATTGGGCAGTTCGATCGCAGTTGGGAAAAGCAGAATTGGGGCGATAAGCCCGAAGGCGCGCAGATCGGCGACACCGTGCAAGTGCGCATCCAGCAGCGCTGGCAGGTGTTCGAAGGACAGGGACTTGTCCAGCAGTCCATCCTGAATCAGACGGTTCCCCTCACCATCAACCATCAGTTCCAAGTCGGCATGGGCTGGTCCTCGAGCCAGACGGCGCTGGAAATTGAAAAGGTGCAGGACCGCTACACGCGGCCCGCGGGACGCCGACAGGCGAACAAATGGGACGCCGTGGCGGGCGCGGAAGTCTACAAGGCCGTGTATTTTTCGGCCGGCTCGCCTGGCACGCCGATCACGTCGAACAAGACGATCACGGACGCCGTCGCGCTGTTGCACAACAACGCCGTGCCCGACGACGAACTGTGCGCGGTGATTGATCCGCTCACGCAGTCCGCGCTGCTCTCGGCCAACTTCGCGCTGTTCAATCCACAAGCGCAGATTTCGACCTACTTCAAGTCCGGTCAGTTTGCGAATGCGGCCCTCGGCGTCGATAGCTGGTATTACGACCCACTGATCCCGACGCACACGACTGGAACATTCACGGCTTCGACGTGGGCGATGACGAGTGCCTCGCAGACCGGATCATCCATCACGGTCGATGGTGCCGGCACCTATGCGCTCAAACAAGGCGACGTGTTCACGATCGCGGGTGTCAACGGCGTCAACCCGGAGAGCTACACCGATACCGGCGTGCTGCAGCAGTTCGTGTTGACGGCCGATGTCTCGGGCTCAAGCACGGCGACGCTCACCATTTCGCCGAGCATCATTCCGAGTGGGCAGCTCCAGACGGTCACAGCATCGCCGGCCAATGATGCGGCGTTGACCTTCCTGGGATCGACGGGCGCGGTCGGCGGCACGATGTCGGCGCAGTCGTCGCGGCAGTCGCTGATGTTCAACCCGGCAGCCTTCGCCTTCGCGATGGTCGATCTGCCGGATAACCTCGCGGGCGCGAACGCGAAAACCGTCGGCGATGCCGACACCAAGATCGCGATGCGCTGGGTCGAGCAATACAACATCCAGACGGATCAGCAGCCGTCGCGGTGCGACACCATCGGCGGGGTCGCGGCGATTCTTCCCTACTTCGCCGTCAGGCTGTGGAGCTAAGTCATGGCACTCGCAAACACCACACTCTCAGCGGCGTGCGCGGTTAGCGACAAACAAATCGTCGTCGCGGCATCGACTGGATTCGCGGCCGGCAACTACATCCGCGTCGATGACGAGACGATGAAGATCACGAAGGGCTACGTCGCCGCATCCTTGACGGTCCCTGTCTTGCGCGGGCAGGACGGCACGATCGCCGTGGCGCACGCCTCGGGTGCGCAAGTCACCGACGGCGCGGCCACGGACTACTCGCAGACGGGGGCGCCACAGACCGTCGATGCGTTCCCGATTGCCGGCCGTGCGCGCGTCATCAACAGCTACTCGGCGGATGGCGCGATCGCCCTTCCGCCGGCTGGCGCGGATGCGCTCGCCGTCATCAGCGGGACGGCGCACACCGGGATGACGCTCGCAGTGCCGACGAAGGATCTGAACGGCTGCAAGTTGACCATTCTGAATCTGACGGCGGCGGCGCATGTCATCACCGTGGCCGGCGGCGTCGGCGGATCGGCAATCGTCACGCTCACGCAGGATGCGAGCGGGCGGTCCATGATCGAACTGACGGCCTACAACGAACTCTGGTATTGCCCCGCACTCGCCGGGACGACGACCGGATTCGACGTGGCCGTCTCGTAAAAGGAGCACATGGCTTCAGCAGTATTCACGGATCGTTCTGGACCGGGCGGGGTTGTGCATAACCCCGCTTCGGCCTACGCCCGCGAGATGTCCAAGTTCGAAATGGGCTACTCGCCATACGGCCCGCCCGGACGCCCGCGTGAACAGGTGGGTCAGCCGCAGTGGCCCGCAATGTTCTACAAAGTCAAGCGGGACAACCAGACCGGCAAGATCGTCACGGAGCACATGCAGCCGGCCGACGAGAACGACGCGCCGAACATGCTGTCCCGTGGCTACGTGCAGGGGCTCGGCGAAGCCCACGCGGCGCTCATTGCATCCGAGCAGGTGTTGGCGGTTGCCGCCGCTGAGCGGGCGTATAGCGAACGGAACATGAGCGACAAGGCGAAAGCCGAAGCCGCCAAGTTCGAAGCGACCACGGCGCAGCACGTCGCGGAAATTCCCGAAGCGCCAAAACGCGCCAGGGGCTAACCCATTCAGGCGAGGCATCGCGTCTCGCCTGCCTTTCGCGCGTGATGCGCGATTGAATGGAGCAGTCAGATGAAAACGATCACGGGCGGCGGCGTCTTAACGAACAAAAACATCAGCGACCTCAACGAGAATTTTGCCGCCGTCTCCGTCAATGCCGGCGGTAGCGCGGTTGATGTGTGGGTGCGCCCGCAGGACGGCAACAACACGACGGCGGACGGGAGCTACGCGAAGCCGTATTCGAGCATGACTGGATTAGCCAACGTGCTGCGTCCCGGCATGGTGGTGGGACTGCTCGGGGTGTTGCAAGAGGAATACAGCACGCCGATCGTCAACGACATCACCTTGCGCGGCATGGCGACGCAGCCCCGGCAAGCGACCACAAGTGGGGCGCCGAACGGCGGCGGCGCGACGTGGTTATCTCCGTCGGGCGGGACCACGCATCTCGCAATCGTGCGCGGGCAGGGCTGGCGCTTCGAGAACATCTATTTCAACAACAGCACGGCGAGCAAGGCGTGCATCCAGGTCCTGATCAGCGGCGGCGGCGATCCGCCGACTGACCCGAGCGCCGAGCACACACAGATCATCGGCTGCTACTTCACGGGTGCGAAATACGGTGTCCTCTCGACGGGCGGCGCGAACTTCTGCACGTTGAGCGGGAATAGTTTCTTCGGGTTCGCGGACTCGGGCGATACGGCCATCTTCTCGGAAACCGGCGCGGGCGTGCATTCGCTCTATGGCTGGCAAATCCTGAACAACCGCTTCATGGGCAACGCCATCCATATCGACATCGCCCCGAGCGGCGCCGAAATCGCCGGCAACCGTCTGACTTACATCGACAACACCGTCACCACAACGACGCAGATCGACTTGACCGGCGGCGCGAACAATAGCGTCCACGACAACCACTTCGATGTGCCCTACGCGACCAATGGGTTGACGGCGATGTTCGCAGGCGGCACCAACGACCGCTGGGGGCCGAACGATTTCAGTGATGCAGTGACGACGACGATCCGTAGTTACGGTGTGCCGAGTTCGTAGCCGTGAAATACACCATCACGGCGACGGTCGGAACGGCGGCAGTGAAGATCGTCACTGAATCGTCGGATGCGGCACAGGCGTTGAGCTTGAAGAATTCCTGCTTGCGCATGCTCTATGACAGCGTGGCGTCGAACACGGTCACTGAGTTGAAAGTTGTCGAGGCGCCGTAAAGTCGAACTCCTCGGGTGCGGGCTGTCAATGGGTGACATCCCGCCGTTCGATGGTGACGCTGAACGGTGGGGACTCAACGATCTGATCTTTCGGCGTTTCGCGGGAGACTTCACGGACTGGACGCGCTGGTTTGATCTACATCCTACGTGGTGGATTCAGGAGAAACGGCCAGCAGCCTATGACTGGTATCGACAGCAAACCAAACCCGTCTATCGACTCGCTGCCGATCCTGCACTCCCTGGCTGTCGCGTGTATCCGCGCGAGTGCATTCAGACTGCGGATGAACGTGAGTTTGCGGGTTCCCTCTGCTGGATGCTCGCGCTCGCCATCTACGAAGGCTTCGACGCGATCGATCTCTTCTGGTTCACGCTCGACGGCACCGACCCGTTCTACAAGATCCAAATCGAGAGCGCGAAATACTGGATCGGCTTCGCGCGCGGGCGCGGTATCCAAGTGACCATCCACGGCGACTCCGCGCTGAAGCCGACCGGCCCGGTCTACGGCTACGAAATCATTGACGGAGTGCGCGTGTGAGTGTGACCGCGCAAGATGTCATTGACGGCGCCGCAGACCTCTGCAACATCAAAGCGGTCGGCGAATCACTGACGGCGACGGACTACACCGATTGCCGTCGGCGCCTGAATAATTTCGTCAAGCTCCTCAACAATCAATCACTCGTCTCGGCATTTGTGGCGCGTGAAGTGTGGCCGCTGATCGCCGACAGAGGCGTGTATACGATCGGGCCGGGCGGAGACTTCGATACGACGCGGCCGTTCGAGTTGGAAGGCGCAGCGATTCTGCAGAATCCGACGATCAGCACGGCCTATACCTTAGCTGCCGCGTCTCCCGCGAACGGCACCTTCACCGTGGCGACGGATGTAACGTCCGTGTTCACGTCTGGCAGCGTCGTGGTTGTGGCCGGCGGGGCGAATGACGGCAACTACACGGTTGTCTCGTCCGTCTTCGGCGCGAACACCGTGATTTCAGTGGCTGAAGTGGTGCCAAGCTCCACAGTGACTACGACGACGATCCAAGCGTTCACGTCCGGCAGCTCGACGATCGAAATTCCGCGCTCCATTTTTACCGATGATTCGTGGCAGGCCATTCAAGTCAAGTCGCTGTCGAACTCGCTGGCGACGGGCGTCTACTTCAACGCGACCTATGCGCGAGACTTAGCCATTATCCAGTTGTGGCCGATCCCGAATATCGCAACGAATGCGCTCGTCCTGTATCGCCGGAACACATTGGCGACGTTTGCGGACCTCGCGACGACCTCATATGCCGTGCCGCCTGGGTTCGAAGAATTGCTGGAATACGGACTCGCGGAGCGGTTATTGACGCCGTATGCCGTCAAGGATGAAATGGTGCGCGCGGACATTCTCCGCGGTTCCATGCGTGCGATGGCGATCGTGAAGCGGACGAATGTCAAGCCCGCAGACATGCCGATCGATCCGGCATGGACGCATGATCGGCGGGGCTACTACAACATCAACACGTCGAGCGGAGGCTAGATGGCCGGCATCAACATCAATCTACTGCCCGAGACTGGATACGTCCTGATCGATGGCGGGTCCGCAACGAACGATACAAAGACCATCGGCGTGATGCCGGCATCTATCTGTGGCCGGTTCGTTGCTGCCACGTTCTACGTCTATTTCGATCACACCTCGGCGGCTGGCACAGTGCTGATTGAATCGGCGCCGTATCGCGACTACGACGGCGTGTGGGTAATTGAAGGTACCGTGAATTGGTCCGCCATCGATAAGGCGCATCGCGTGTCCATTAACCTATTGTCCGGGGCTATGCGCGCGAGGATTTCGAGCACCATAACGAGCGGCACGGTGACAGTGCGTGCATTCGCAGCGACGAACAGTTAGGGAGTCTTTCCGATGTCCAAAGTAAATGAACTTCTGACTCAACTCGATGACGCCTTCGAGACCGCTGAAGCCAGATCCGCCGCGCTAGCGGCGGTTCGCGCAGAAGCCAATAAAGCGGTCGAAGCGAAGAAGGACGAACTGCGCCAAGTCGAAGCGGGCTACGACGCCAAGATCGCGAAGGCGCAACAGGCCGCAGACGATGCGAGAATGGCCCTCGAGCGCGTGCGCGAGCAAGTGAATGAGCGCGTGGGGAGCCTGACAGGGCTTGGCACTGATCCGCGCGTGTCGGTGAAGTAATCGAGTTGACGGATGAACAATGTTGACGGCGCTTCGGGAGTCACAGAAGCCGGATTACGCCTTCCCATCTACGATTACGTCTCGAATAGCTCCGCGTCCACGTCTGACACTTACACGTTCAGGATCGGCGGCGCATCCGGGACTATTGTCTGCGTAGTAGCGATCGAATTCACCGATTCTGGTAAGGGCACGATCTCCACCGTGACCCGCACGCCTCCACTTCGATAAATGGGCGTCACACTCAATCCGCTGGGGCCTCCTTTCGACTTCACTGGCGCAGGCGGTGGAGGCGGCGGCACAATTACTGGCACCATAGCCGATCAACAAGTCGCATTCGGATCGGCGGCAAATACGATCGATGGCGATCCGGCCTTTTTGTTTGATGACACCAGCGCAGAATGGCGCCTGAAGATTGGCGGCGGCACGTCAGTTGAGGCTGATGCGCCAATCGATGTGCTTCTCGCGATGCCGGATCAAACGAACTGGCAGTTGGTGCTGATGAATAGCACCTTCTCAACGAACCCGAATGATGGCCTCTTCGGTGGCGTGGACGATGTGGGCGAGATTTCATTCTGGTGGCGTAATTACGCGGGCCGCATCGGATTCAACTTGGATGGCATGCTCGTCAGCGATGGCACGGCTGATCCGTATACACACATCCGCGGTGCCTATCCTGGTGACGATGTCTTTTTCAAGTTCGTGTCAGCGGCGGATATTGACAGCGGATCGACGTATGAGCAAGCCTTTCCGTTCATTGGCTTTGTCACGAATGCGGATGATGGCTGCAACGCTGTCGCCGTCTATGGGTATGCGCATTCCAACAACACCACAGCACCAGTTTGGGGAGCCAACTTCGTCGCGGTCAATCATGCAGGAGCAGTCGGCAGTAAGCTTGTCGGGATGGAAATTGATGTGGTCCCGCTCGCCGGCACTACTCTGAGTTCACAGACTGGTGGATTGTTCATCAACGGATTCAATCTCACGAACATTCCGGTCGCGCTTCAGATTGGCTGCATTTCCGGCGGGACATGGACGAACGGTATCGTCATCAACGACATTGCGGCTGGAGGGGCGGGCATCCTCGTGCATTCGGGCACGATCGTATCGGCGAATGCTATCCTCCCTGAAAACAGCGATGGCGCGGCGCTCGGGTCCACCTCAAAGCAATGGTCGGATCTGTTTCTCGCTGAAGGGGGCGTGATCAACTGGGATAACGGCGATGTGACGATCACGCAGACGAATAACGTCCTCGCTGTAGTAGGCACCACGAGCGTGACGTTCGATGCGGCCATAGCCGCAGCCAGCACGGCGACCGTCGGCACGGCGACGGGAACAACAGGCGCCGTATTGTTCAAGGGCACGACCAGTGGCACGGTGACGCTCTCCGTCGCCGATGCGGCCGGAACGTGGACGATGAAACTACCGACCACGGCAGGGACCAGCGGCTACTCGCTCACGACCGATGGATCTGGCAATACGACGTGGACGAACGTGTCAGGCGGGAGCGGCGCGACGACGGCGCTCGATAACCTCGCGTCCGTGGCTATCAATGCCGCATTGCTTCTAGGCACGTCAGACGCCGCAGCGCTCGGTAGCGCTACTAAGATGTGGAGCGATCTATTCCTAGCGCCTGGTGCCGTCGTCAACTTCAACAATGGCGATGTGACGGCTACGCATGGATCTGGCACGCTGACGATCGGTGGGAGTGCCGCGAATGGCGTCAACCTCACGCTCGCGGCTGGCGGAACGTCTCGGGCGTCATTGTCGTTCCCGGCGTCAACCCTTACGACGACTCCGGCAGACGGCGATGTTGAGATGGACGCCAACTGCTTTTACCACTGCACCGATGCAGGCAATCGTGGCTATGTGCCAGTGGTCTACATGATCCGCCAAGCGGCGGATCGTGCGGCGTTTGCCAACGATACGAATCAACAAGCGATTTTTGATTCAGTGACCAATGGCACGCTGACGCTGGAGACGGGCACGTATGAATTCGAGGGAGTCATTCAGTGCAAGGGCATGTCAGCCACGAGCGGAAACCTAAAGTTTAGCGTCATTGGGGCTGGCACAGCCACGCTTGGCACGATACTGCGGACAAGCAGCGGATTCGACGCAGCCAATGAAGGCGTGACGACCGCAAGCGGCGTGTCCTCTATCCAAGCCACGCAAACTGCCGCGAACATTGCCACGGCTGCAATCGCGACGGTAGTAACATTTACCGTGAATGGCAGCTTTGAAGTGACTGTGGCTGGCACCATCATTCCTTCCGTCGCGCAGACGACCGCCACTACTACGGCCGTCATTACTGCTGGCTCGTATCTCAGATTTAATCGCATCGGCGCGGCAGGAGTAGTGAGTGTGGGTCAATGGACGTAAAAATGATTGACGTATCGGAACTCGCCTATCAACGCTTCGTTCTGAAACAGTTCCATGACGCGCAGGCAGTTATGCGGGCTTGGAGTCAGCATCTCGCGGCGAAGTATCAGTTAGGACCGAAAGACACTGTGACGGAGCAGGGCGAAATTATCAGAGCCGAACCGACACCGCTGCGCGAAGTGCGGCCGATAGGCACGGCCGATGCGTAACCTGCTTGTCGTCGTGCTGTTCCTGATGGCGTGGCCGCTGTCGGCGCAGAAGCCGTGCTGCGGCGGAGGCACGCCCACCACGCCCAAGGCGCCGCCATCGGCTGTGCAGGTGTCCGTTGACGACCTCGTGGCCTACCTGCGCGGAAACGACACGTCTGGCGCCATCAGTGGGGTCACCCAGCTTTTTCACGCGCTGGTGCCGACCGTCGATGTGTTCAATCCCGACGCCAAGCATGGCGGGCTGAACCACGAGCACGTTATGCGCCTGCATGGGATGGGCAACCCGTTCGGGAAACCGCCGGGGTGCTGGTTCACGCCGCGAAGCGGGACGCAGACGATCCTCAAGCTCGATGACCGCACGGTGCAGCTCACCAGGCCGGCGGTCGATCCGTGCTTCCCCGGCCTGAGCGCGGTGCTGACCTACAGCTTCCTCGGCTCCGCGGTGACGCTGACGGCCGTCTTCCACGTCGCCGACGCGGCACCGTTTCAGCCGGAAGGCGCGCTCGGAGTGTTCTTCGCCAGCTACATGGGGCTGACACAGGAAGTGGCCCTGAACTTTCGGGGGATCGCCGCTCCAGGCGGACAGGAACAGTGGATCGCCGGAACCGGCGGCAATGGATCGGGCGGCACCTACATGCACGCTAATGCCTCGCAGTTCGTCTACGGCAGCCCTGGCGACGGCGGGGAACTCAACGTGTCTGCGTTCGACTATCCGCGGTTCACGCAGCCGTTCTACGCCGTGCGTCTCCAAGATGGGATGACCTACTGCGCGATGTTCGACACAGCCTTAACGCCATCGAAGGAGACGCGGTTCTCGCTGTTCAAGTTCTTCGTGAAAAATCCGACCGACCCCACGACGTTCTACCCGGCCGCGGATTGGCAAGTCTGGTTCCACGGCGTGCAGTCAGGCGGGGATTACAGCTTCACGATGCGGACGGACCTCGTTGCGAGCCACGACGTGAATGCCTGTTTCGCGTCCTATCAGGCATGGGCCGGGCAATGAACCGTGGACCGGCGGTGTGCGTGTGGAGGACGCATCAGAAAGGCGGGTCGGCAGAAATGCTGGCAATGCCTGACGCGTGGTCCAACAGGATGGCCACACTATCGGCTGCGCGTGCTCAAGAAGAACGGCACGGTGCAGACGCTCATGACGGGTTCGCTGGTCTACTTGCTTCGTATTGGGGCACTCGGCTATGCGGGGCGCGGCAGAAAGTGGGTCGAGATGAATACGGAACCAGCCCTAGGAGACAAGCGATGAAGCGATTGCTGCTCGCGTGCCTGCTGCTGTTTGCGTCCTCCACGCAGTCGCTTGCGGCGGTTATCGGCGTCGAGGACGTGCGCGTGCTGGCTCCGCACTGGACGACCAACACGACCAATCCGATGACCGAGGCGAATGCCGCGCAGCAGTGGGCATTTGTCCATGAGTTGTTCTACCGAACGTCGTACCAGCAGTTCGACCACGCGACGACGGTCTATCCGGCCTACGCTGTTGATCCGCCAACGACCACTAATAAGTTCGGGGTGACGAGTCCGACCTGCATGGGGTACGCCGAGAAGGCCATCGCGGAAGCCATTGCGCTCTACGACATCCCGGCAGGGCCGGAAATAGTCGTCGCGCAATACGAGTGCGGGCATCAGGGACGCTTCGGGACGTATCGCCGACCGGATGGCGGAACAAATCCATTCGTCTACGGTGGGAAGGGGAATGAGCTGGCCTACTACTACCAAACACAGAAAGGAATCTTCGGCGGCTACGCGTGGGTCTGTTCGCCCGGTTGCGTGGCGACGTGGCGCCGGGACATCTACGACAACGCCGCGAACGGCGACCATCACAGCTATAACGCCGCGCACCGCCTGCAAATGGGCTGGATCACCGCGGCGGCCGGTGACGTGCAGACCGTTTACGCGACCGCCGGCCAGCACGTGGTCCACGATCTCGACGCCGCACGCGATGGACAACTCAAATATTTGAGACTGGTCGGCCGGTTCGGGGTCGCGACCGTCGAAGTCCGCACCGATCGGGTCGTAACAGGCGTGCCCGTCGTAGCCGTGTCCTACCAGGCCCTACTCACCGACACGTCGTTGTCCGCAACCTGCGCGCAGTTCTACCTGCCAGTGGGGGCGACGTTGAAACCGCAAAACGAGATGTTCGGCGTGCGGCTCGATGCCTTCATCGACAGCATTGCGACAGTCACCGTGATCGAGAATGTGACCGTGAGCACGGTGCCGGCACAATGCCCGGTGGGATCGAAATAGATGTCATGGTAGTCGATAACTTCATCGGCCCATCCAACACGCTCGCAGCCATCACGGCAGCGGCAGATCGCACGATCAATATGTATGAAGAAGTGGTAGCGCCAGGTGTCGGTAAAGGGCAGACATGGCTACGCAATGCGCCAGGACTGGAAGTATTCGCATCGCTAGCTGGCTCTGGCGTGAATGTGGAATTGTTTTATCAGGACGATCGCGCCTTCGCCGTTTGTGGCGATTCATTCTATGAGCTGTTCATCGACGGCAGTTCCACGAATCACGGCACCGTCGCAACGCTCACCGGCATCACGCCCACGATGTGCAGCAATGGCACGGCTGGGCATCAAATCTTCATCACGTCCGGGCTCAACGGTTACATCTTCGATACCGTCGCTGACACGCTGACCTTGATCGCGGATATTGATTTTCCGCAAGGGGAAGCCATTGCCGGCGAATTCATGGACGGGTATTTTCTCGTCTTGATCTACCAGTCCCGCGCGTTTCAAATATCAGCACTCGAGGACGGCACCGATTGGGATGGGCTCGACATCGCGGAGCGATCTGAAGGGTCCGATAACCTCGTGGCGATGCGTCGAAGCCATCGGGAGATTTGGTTTCTCGGATCGCAGACCGGCGAAATCTGGTATGACAACGGTGATCCCGATTTTCCTTTCGCTCCGATTCAGGGCGTCTTCCTCGAGCAAGGATGCTCCAATGTGGCCGTCTTGCAACGCATCGGCAACACCGTCATGTGGGTCACGCTCAGCCAGGACGGATCGGGCGTCGTAAACGTCGCGGATGGGTATACGCCGAAGCGCGTCTCCACGTTTGCGATCGAAGACATGATTCAGGGCTCTAATAGCTCCAATCTCATCGCGTGGACGTATCAGGAGCGAGGGCATTGGTTTTACTGTCTCCATCTCGACGGGAATGATACGACGCCAGTATTCGATCTCTCGATGGGACGATGGGATGAGCGCGGCACCTGGGATGAGCCGAATCAGGTCTGGCATCCGAACCGGCCCATCTCGCACTGTTTCGGGTGGGGGAAACATCTCGTCGGCGATCGTTTGACCGGCACCGTGTATCGGCAATCAGTCGACATCTACAAGCAGGACTTAGCGGCATGAGTCTGCTTTCGGCTGTCGGAGCATTCGCAAAGCGCGTCGGCACCGGCACGCAATCGATCACTGGACTCGGCTTTCAGCCGAAAGCGATCAGATTCTCCGGCACCTTATCGAATGTCCCTGACGGCACCGTCGACACCTTTTACGTGTCGATGTCTGTGGGATTTGATGACGGCACGACGCACACCGGGCAGTGCTTCACGGAGGCGCCATTCGTCGGTGTGAACAGCACGAATTGCGCGTGGTCTGATGATCGGTCACTATTGCTGCTCGGCGCGAGCGCGATCAACTTTCTGTCGGCGGCCGGCTATATCGCATCGATGGATGCGGACGGGTTTACGATCAACTGGGATTTTTCCGGAGCCTTGTCGGATGGTATCTATTGGAACTACTGGGCCGTAGGCGGCAGTGATGTTGACGCCGTAGTGGCATTTATGACGCCACGTGCCACGCCTGGCAGTCAATCGATTACTGGCGTGGGATTCCAACCGAAGGCCCTCATCACGACATTCATGCCGGGCGTTCGAGGTGGGACGCAGTTCGCCCATGAAGGTCTGCTCAATGTCGGCTTTGCCGTGTCGAATACGCAGCAAGCCGCGACGGCGAGTTATTGCGATGCGACCGGGACCACGGTTGCGGATATGTATCAAACGACCACGAATTGCGTGGCGTTGGCCCGAACGTCTACTGTTGTGCTTGCGTCTTTTACATCATTCGATGCGGACGGATTTACACTGAACTTCTCCACCAGTCAGAGCACGTCACTCTACATCGCGTATCTCGCGCTTGGCGGCGCCGGCATTACAGGTGCCGCGTGCGGGGCGTTCACGGCGCCGCTCGCGACTGGCGTGCAAACCGTCTCGATTGGTATTCAAGCCTCCACGTTGCTGGTGCAATCGAAGTGTGCCGCCTCCTCTGGTTCGGTCGCGAGTCCGCTGTCGTATTTAATGGGAGCCGCCACGAGTGGCGGGGATGAATCCGCAGCTTGGACGGCGATGCGCAACGGTGTGGCGGTGCCAGCCGAAGGCACGAGCCTCGAAGACAACACGCACGCCATTACGATCGCGTCCACCATCACCGATACGATTAACGGTCGAGCCACGATATCCGCGTGGAGCGCGAGCAGTATCGGCGTCAACTGGTCGGTCGTAGATACCGAGCGGGAGTTGGTCTATCTGGCGCTTGGCACGTCGACTCCGGCGGCGGGCTCGATCACGGTCACGAAAACCACGACGCCGCTTCCTGGTGGGGATACGAGTTTTGATTTCACCACCACGGGAGGACTGTCGCCGTCCACGTTCTCCCTGATCAATGGAGAGTCACGCATTTACACGAGTGTTGGCGCCGGCACCTACGGAGTAACCGAGACGCCGACGCAAGGCTGGAGCACGAGTTATAGCGTGAGCGATGGGAGTCCGCACGACGCCATCGCCTTGGGTGCGGGCGAAGCGGTCACGGTCGCTGTGACGAACACTTTCCAGAGCACGGCGAATCAATTACGGCGTTTACGGCGATGGGCACTGCCCTATGATGGCAATAAAAAAATTTTCATCCCACGGATCGAAATCATCTCGCAGATGGGCGTTGGAAATGCGGACGATGCCGATCCGGTGATGTCTCTTCGGATCAGTCCAGACGGCGGTCAAACGTGGGGGCCGTATCGGGAACTCCCGCTCGGGGCGGATGGCGAGACGATGATTCGCTCGTATCTGACGCGCTTTTGCCAAGGGCTTCGCAATCCCGTTGCGGAGTTGATCTGCGATGCGCCGGTGTTTGTCGCGTGGATCGCATGTGAATTGCCGCAAGGCTTCACGGTCGGCACGAGCTGATGTCGCGCCCCATCCTGTTTCAAGCGCCACATGAACCGATCGCCAATCCGCAGACTGGCATCGTGTCTAGAACCTGGTATTTATGGTTCATGCAGTTATTGCAGGACTTCACGACGGCCGGGGACGTGTTCGGACCTGGACTGTCTACGAATAACGCCATCGCGCGATGGGATGGCACGAGCGGGACACAATTACAAAATAGCGTCGTCACCATTGCCGACGATGGGACATTCGCGTTTCCAGACGGCATTCGACAGACGTTCAATCCGGACGCGACAAACTCCGGCGTCAATGTTGGTGGGCAAGCCGGCGATCCATCAGCATTGGTCAATGGCGATATTTGGTATAACGCCTCGACGAATCTACTTAAAGCGCGGATCAACGGCGTCACGGTCACGCTTGGTGCCACGTCGGTGGATTACGTGGTGTTGAGCGATGGTGGCAATCCTCCAAATCCAGTCGATGACGGGGCTGGGAACTTCATCTACGTAGCCTACACACCATGAGCGATACCGCACTACCCGTCATTATTCACTATGGAACGGATGCGCAGAGACTCGCGTTTACCCCGTCTCCAGCCTCTGGCGTGCAACAGCTCTATAAGTGGTATTCGACTGATACGGATGCTGAATGGTCATATACGACTGGATGGCATCAAACATCCGGATCGTCGTCGGCGACGCCTGGACTTGTCGGACCACTTGAACAACACACGGCGAGCGCTTCCGCTACGCTCGATTTCACGGCGTTCATCTCTGCTTCATATACGACCTACGTATTTGACTTCGTGAACCTGCGGCCCGCGTCGGACGGCGCGTTGTTGTGGATGCGGATGGGCACAGGGGCTGGTCCGACGTTCGATACGGGCGCTAACTATTCGTATCGCTATTGGCGCATGGCCGGAGCGACGGCCGTCGCGGCAGCGGCTGGTGCTACGAAGATCATTCTGACCGACGCCGTTGACGATGACGTGCTCTATGGAGTCGTGGGACAAGTGCGGTTATATAATCCGCAGAGCACGGCGCAATGCAAGATGGTCAACGGGCAACTATTCTTCGAGCAGACAGCTGCCGGAGGGTTCGAGGAAGATTTACCGATGGGTGTCTATGACAGCACGACGGCCGTGACAGGTATTCAGTTTCTGATGTCAACTGGGAATATCACGAGCGGCACGATTCGCGTCTATGGGTTATCGGTGTGATGGTCCGCGAGATTGCCCCATCGGACAAAGACGCGATCATGGCGCTGGCGCTCGAGTCATGGTCGGATGCGCCGTTTCATAATGAGACGCCCGACATGGCCCGGATTGAAGCCTCCACCGACTGGTTTCTCGGGGCCACGAATGCGAAAGGCTGGCTGCTCTGCGATGGCGAGATTGTGCGGGGCGTGATCGGCATCATCTGCACGACGCACATGTTTACAGGGAAGCCGCTCGGTATTCAGTGGTGGTTATGGGTGCAGCCGCTGGCCCGGAACGGATCGGGCCTGAAACTCATACAAAAAGCCGAAGAATGGGGCAAGGCCAACGGCTTAGCTGCGTTACAATTACTAGCGCCATCGCCGAATTTCCGGTCCCTCTGTGAGCGATTGAACTATCGGCCGGTTGAGATGATGTATCAAAAGGATCTGGCATGAGTTCAGGCGCGCAAGCTCAAATCGCAGCGTCTCAAGCGGCCACGGAAGCCCAAGCGCAAGCGGCAGCGAATGCGCTGGCGTTCGCGCGCGAGCAATACGGTGAAGCTCGCACCAATCGAGCACCCTACCTGCGAGCTGGCGCGAGCGCGACGACGGCTCTGATGCAGTTGCTTGGACTCGGCGAAGGACTAGTGCAAGGTGGGGGCGGGATCGGCGGGATCGGAGGCGGCGGTGGGGGCGGAACGGGCGGCGGCGGCACGCTCTTGGGTCTCGCGGGTGCTGGCGGGAGTAGTGGTGGCGGCGCGGGCGGCGGGACAGGTGGAAGTGGAGGCGGCGGCGGAACAAGCGGAGGCGCGGGCACTGGCGCGGGTGATATGTTCGGGCCGAAATACCCCGGCTTGGTGCCCCCACTGTATCACGCCGGAGATGTGGGATTTGAAGATCCCGTGCCTGGAACTCGTCCTATTTGGAACGAACAAACAGGACGATGGGAAGTGCCAGCCGATGAACCATGGAGACGTGGTGAAGCGCCCCCGCCGGATGAATCCACCGATACGACCGGACTTCCGCCATTAGTGCCGACCGATCCGGTCACTCGATCCGGCACGGCATCAACCGATACCGTCACCGTCACGAGAAATGGGCAACGACTCACCATCCCGGCGAGTCTGCTGTCGTGGTATCTCAATATGGGCTACACGCAGGGCTAAGTCATGCCAGATTACAATTCGCAACTTGATGTGACCTCCGGCTCGGGCGGACTTCAGAATGGCTTGAACGGCGTCCCGGCTGGCACAAATCCGATGGAGTTTTTCTTGCGCTCCATTCCGGGGTATCAGTTCGCGTTCACTGAAGGACAACGCGCCGTGCAGACGAGCGCCGCGGCGCGCGGCACGTTGCTCACGGGCGGAACCTTGCGCGCGTTGACGCGCTACGGAACGGGCATCGCGGATCAGAACTACGGCAACATGGTCAATCGGTTTTTGAGTCTCGCGGATCTCGGCCAGCGCACCGCCGTGGCGCCCTACTAAGGATTAGCCCATGAGCCTCATCGAAGACATCACCGCTCTCATGCTCCGCGAAGGCGACATCAAAGCCCAGGAAGGCCGCGAGCGCATCGCCGCCGAAGAGGAGCAGCGCCAAGCGAAACATCGACTGTTGAAAAACACACTGAAAGGGCTGGCGCTCGCGGCTATCACCTATTACACGGGAGGCGTTGGCACGGGTCCAGCGGCGAAAGCCATGTTCGGCGGTGGAAAGACGACGGATTTAACGGGCGGCGGAAACGTCGGCACGTCGCCCGGTCGCGTGCCGGCCGGTTTAGGCTATTCGACATTCGCCGGACCCATGACGCGCAACGACTGGTATCAAATACCGTGGGATGAGGAAGGCATCGGCTAGTGGCTGATCCGCTCGATATCCTGACTGGCACACGCAGCCCATCGCGGGGTGATGAGTGGCTCGGCACGCTCGCGAATATGGCGCAAATGGTCGCGTCAATACCGGAGCGACGGGCGCGCGCCGCGCAACAGCGGATGCAGATGGAGCAGCAACAACTGGCGTTGCAATCCTCGCAACAGAAGGTCGCCGATCTGAAGGCCATCGATGAAGCATTCGCGAGCGGTGACAGTGAATCAGTCCTGTCGCGATTGCCTGGACATTTACAGCCGACGATCCGTAAGCAATTCGCCGAGATAGGCGAGTCGAACGCGAAGCGAACGAAGGCACTAGAGGACGCGCGTAAAGCCTCAGAAGATACGATCGCGCGGGCGTTGTCAGTCGTCCGAGAGCACGGCTATGATCCGCGGTTCGCGCAGGGCACCATTTCAACGCTGAAGGGGATGTATAAGGACGATCCGCAGCGGATGCAAGAACTCGATTTATTCGAGAAAGCCCTACATGAAAACCCGACGCCGGATCACGTAAAGTTCATCACGGACGCGCTGATTGGGCGATCCGAAGCGCAGCGTAAAGCCGACGAAGAAGCCGCGAAATCAAAGGCCGATATTGCGTCTACGGAGGCACAAACACGCATCCGTCAGCAGGAAGAGGCAGGCACGAAACCGATCCAGCCTACCGACGCGGCGCGTATTGCAGCCGAGAATGCACGAGCCGAAGCGGCGCGGGCGGCACAGGCTGCGGCGCAGGCAGAGGCCGCGCGGAGCCATCGAGCGAACGAAGCCATAGCGGCCGGCAATCTCGGCGTGGCGCGTCAGCGTGAGGCTAGAGAAGCGGCGAAACCTCAAGGCGCAGACAAGCCGCCAACCGGCCAACAGCGGCGGGCGCTCGGATTCTTTAATCGTGCGAGGCAAGCCGACGAAGATATCAATCCGATCGAGGATGAAGTATCGAAGATGGGGTTTGTCGGCACGGAATGGATGAAACACGCGCCGAACTGGGCACAGAGCGACATCGGCCAAAAATACAACCAAGCGCAGCGGGCTTTCACGGAAGCACGGTTGCGTAAGGACTCAGGCGCGACGATCAAGGACAGCGAATACGAGAACGACCGGAAGACGTATTTTGCTGAACCTGGAGACAACGCCGCCACGCTGGCGCAGAAGCGACGTGCGCGCGCCCAATTGCTCGCATCGCTTGGGGCTGAGGCTGGAGCTGCTGCGTTGCGCGAGTTCTATGGAGACGAAGGGGATGTGCTCGTGCAGGGCTACCGCCAAAAGTCAGCCGCTAAAGAAGCGACTAAGAATCCCTATCGCTAATGGCTGACGATCCTCTCCAGACTTTTCTTGACAGGACAGGACTGTCGAAGGCTCAAAAGGCTGGCTTGTGGGATCTGTATCATGCCGCCAAAAATACGGAGGATTTAGATTCGCGGCTAAAGACTCTGGATCTGCCGAAAGAACTGAAGGCGGATCTATGGGATCTGAAGTCTTCTGAAGCGGCGCCGTCTAAACCTGATGAACCATCCAAAGTTGAACCATCGGCCGGTTACTGGGAAGATCGCGGCATAGCGGGTAAGGTGTGGCATCCAGTAAGCGGCGTCAAGGAGGGCGACCGAGTTGATAACCAAGTGCTCGGTGTGCCGCCAGAACTTGCCGCGATTGGTGCTGGATCGGTCGGGCGTGCTGTTGTCGCTCCAGGATTGAATGCGGCAGGCCGTGTGGCAGCTGGCGCGGCCGCAGCGGCAGGGCAAGTCGCACCAATCATCAAATACGAACTCGCGCATCAGGGACTCAAAGCGATCGGAGTGCCTGAACCGCTCGCCACCGCTGGCGCTGTGCTGGTCGGCGGATACAGGCGCGGTGGAGCTGCGAAAGAGGCAGCACCAGCGATTGAGGCAGAAGCCACGACTGCGGCAGAAACGACGCCGATGGGCTTTCCGAAGCCGACCGAGCCGCAACTGTCGCCGTTGGAACTCACGCGCAAGCTCAGGGCTGAGCATCAGGCGAAGATGGCCGCGCAATCATCAGTAAGTCCCTTAAAGCCATCGCCTGATGCCGTCAAAGAGGAATTTAAAGCGTTTCTGAAAGCACCAGCCGAATCGGCGAATCGGATTAAGCTGAACGCGACAGAAACAGCGCTCGGCTTTCGCCTGATGAAGCGTGGCGTGACGGCCGATGAGGCGATGGAACTGATCAAGCTCCGGCGCAGTATGCCGGCGGCATGGAAAGCGCTTCCCACGGATGAAGAAGTAGAAGCAATCGTGCAACAAGCCAACCAAGCGGGACGGATGACGCGATGAAAGGACTCCTATGAGCGGAATGTTGTGGCGGTGCGTGCTAGCCGTGATTGCCGTGATTCTGTTCTACGCGATTCTCCCGCCGCTGTTGCGGATCATCGGTTTTCCGGTCTCGGCGGATCTGATGTTGATCCTCCGCGTGGCGATTGCCGGACTGGCACTCTTCTACGTGCTTAAGGGGCCGCCGTTTCCGCCGGCGTAGTTAGACGGACGTGTCGCATGCGAGTGTTTCGACGTGACGGATCTCCAGTGGGCCGAGTGGTTGCGCGCGAGTGGTGGAACGGGGGCAGTCTTTCTCGGCGTCTTTGTCGTGGGACTTGTCCGTAAGTGGTGGGTATTGGGCTGGATTTACGAGGAATGTCGGATTGAGAAAGTCGAATGGAAAAATATCTCGATGCGGCAAACTGGGAGCGTGGGGCGTGCCGTCGAAACCGTCTCGCGCGTAGTGGAGACACAGCGATGAATTGGCGGAAATGGTTCGGCTTGCCATCTAAAGACTCTGACCGAGAATCGCGCCGCGATCCAGACTTGGATTACATGAAGCACATTGTCGAGGACCACGAGTTTCGGCTTCAAGAATTAGATCGAGATCTGGACGCCATCAGCGGCGGAACACGGCGCCCATACACAGAGCGTCGTGCGATCCCGCGGCCACCGAGGCATTGAGCCCCATGCGTATCGACATCTATCATCACTTCGACCCGCTGCAACCTGATCCACGCTTGGATCAAATCCTCACCCTACTTCGTTCCCTCAACCGACAAGGAGCACAGATCATGGCAAAAGTCGACGAACTGCAAGCCGAACTGGTCGAAATCAACACCACGACGAACGAACTAGCCGCAGACGTGGACGACTTGCTCGCCCAGGTCGCGGGCGGCCTCTCACCGGCCGAAGCCGACGCCGTAAAGGCGAAGCTGGTCGAAATCAAGACGGCGCTCCAGGCGACGGCGGCGAAGCACACCCCGGCAACTCCCTAGATCGTCGCGCCTACCCCTGTTTCTGGCCCGAATCACCCTATCCTGGGGCGTGGTTCGGGCCTCTCCCTGCCTTGGCCGAATCAGGCCGAAACATAGACCTTGACAACTAGTGTGGATACGCCTACATTGTGCGTATGCCGCGTTTAACTCTCAAGCAAGCCCGCGATTTAAGAGGGCTCACCCAATCGAAGCTCGCAGAGCTCGCGGATATGCAGCAATCCGATCTCAGCGCATTGGAGAACGGCCGCAACAAACAGCCACGGATCGCGACCATGACCAAACTCGGGGACGCGCTCAAGATGACGGCGTTGTTGAGCGTGGCGGGCTTGGTGTTTGAGGAACGGAGTGAGCCCTGATGGCTGCGCCTGGATTGATTTGTATGGGCCAAGGTCACAAAACGATGTCCTCATTTTGGGCAATAATAGACTTGACGCATGTTGCCGGTAGGCCAGAATCGACCATTCGGCGGGGTATCCCCGGTCGGCTCTGGAGCCTATTCGACATGCTGAAGGTGAATGCTGAGAGTTTCGTTAGTGCGATTGACCATCTCGCTTACCTTCAGGCTCTGGCGCGGGACTTTGAGAACACGCTGGTCCGTAAGGGAGCCACAGTCAAGGCCATCGAGATCAAGGATCGTAAGGCCGTTGGCGTAGACGACACTCTTGGACAATTGCGCCACGATTGTGAAGTCTTGGAATTGCGCTACACGATCAAGCACATTAATCGCTGCCTTGATTCGGGGCCAGTCGTTCCTTCTATTCTCCGATCCACATTGGAAGAAATAGTGCTGCGATTCAGGGACGAACTAGAGAACGTATCGCTTTACGCATTGGATCACACGCACGCAGAGTTCTACGAACAATCGCAAGGCGACTGGGGCAAGGTTGTCGAGCGATTCTGTTGTGCGTTCGATATTGACGAAGCCAGAAAGTGTTTTGGTCTGGACCGATATACGGCTAGCGTGTTCCACTTAATGAAAGTGGTTGAGGCCGGCGTATTAGAGATGCAGGTTTTCTTAAGATCTTCTGACGTGAAAGCTCATTTCGGTTCAGTCGTCGGAAAATTGGAAAATATGACGCAGAAGATGGAGTATCAGCACATTCCTGCGCATTTGCAGCCGTATCTTCCCTTCATGCGCGAAATATTGACTCAGCTTCATGCCGTGAAGGATTCCTGGCGCAATAAGGTCGCACACGTTGATGCGTTCATCATTCCTTCGGACACATTTACTGAAGAATTAGCTAATGGCGTTCACGACGCCACGCTGCTTTTGATGAATAAGATGGCGGACGGTTTGCCGCCTAGGCAGTTGATTTGATGTTCTTGCGGTCGCGCCATTGCTTCTCGCGCCTGTCCACTTCTGATTTTGGCGTCGAGAACACCCTGGATGCTGTTTCGTTAAATCGTTTCTGTGGGTCGCGCTTGTTCGACTCCGCAGGTTCTGGAAAGAGACGTTGTTTAGCCATATGAATTCTCAAAGCGATTCTGAAATCAAAACACGCGCCGACCAAGCGAGTTCTGAATCTACGTATAGCCGGACTACGTATGTCCCGGTCACAGTGACTCGAAAATCAGGTAATTCTAGTGTGGCAGTCCCGCCGACTAGCGGAAGCGGATGCGCTACAAGTTCCGGTAGTGACGCCACGATTGATCCATCGGGAGCGCTAATGTCGGCCGTGCAAGTGATTGTTGATTTATCAAAGGCACTCACAGAGAACGATATTTCCCAATACATATCTGCTGGAAATCCAGAAACGACCAAGCCTCCAGCGTTTATCGATGTTCTCGTGCGAATCGTTCCGCCAGCGATA